CAATAAATTTCTCATTTTGAGTAATCCATTTTCTCAGGCCACTAAAAGATTTAAAGTAATCACTAATTACTTCTTGAGCCTCGCTTGGGCTGAAGAAAGAACCAGAGCTTTTTGTAACTTCTGAACTGATTTTTCTTGCACCCGCACCATACATAATACCAAAGGTAACAGCCTTAGCTGCCTGTCTTTCCACAGGATATAACTCTGCTACTTGTTCTACTTCACAGGGAAGTCTAAATACTTTTTGAGCAATAGCACTATGAAAGTTTCCGCCAGAACGGAACACATCCATCAATGCTTTGTCTTGTGCCAGTACTGCTGCAACATATACCTCTGCAGTAGTCAAGTCCATTGCAACTATCTTTGACCCCGCTGTAGCTTTGATACAACCCTTAACCGAAGGATTGTCTCTAGGAAGCTGCTGCATATTTAGTTTACCACTAGAACTAAGCCTGCCAGAAGTTGTACTATGAAGATTGAAACCAGTACGTAAGTGACTATCTTTGTCCAACTGTGGTATGATTTTGTCCAGATAAGTATTCTTAATTTTGGATTTTTGACGTATGTCAAGGATAAGTCCTGGTACTTCCGAATCCTCGGCAAGTCTTTCAAGTACTTCCGCATCCGTTGAGTCTGCACCTGTTCCTGTTTTCTTGCCAGTAGGGGATAAGCCAAGCCAATCAAAAAGTAAAGAGCGAAGCTGTACTGTACTATTTGGATTAATAGGTTTTCCATTATATGCCTCGAACTTGCTAACTTTAGGGTTTGCATAGAGAGTATTAATAGCTTTGTCTATGTCAGACTGCATAATTTCTTGAGCTTTATATAGACGAACTTTATCAAAAGGAACACCATTGTCCTGAATGTCAGTCAGGAAACGAGTGCCTGGTAATAGAATATTCTCATATACCCATAAGAGTTTTGGGTTTTGTTTTATCTTTTTAAACTTTTCGAAGATTAGAAAAGTTACTAATGAATCCATGGCAGCATAAGTTTTCATAACATCAAATGGAATAGACTCCCACTGAAAGTCACCTTTGAGTATGCCATGTTCTTTACGATATTCATCCATCCAATCATACATTGGTTTCTCATAGTCTCCGTATGGAGTATGTTTTACAGCCAATGTTTTCAGACCATGATTACCTGGGACTTCGTTAATAAGATAGGATAGCAACATAGTATCTTCAAAACGAGGAAACTCGAAATTGAAATGATACTCGAAAAATGCCATATCGAACTTGGAGTTATGAAAGATTACAATCTTCTTACGAAATAACTCAGCAAGAAGACTTTCTGTAGTCTCGTCAAGGCAGTCTGTGTTTATGTACGCACCACGTTCGCCATCATAACATAAAGACAAGCCAAGCATATAACCATCACGAGGATAAAGTCCAGTAGTCTCTGAGTCGAGAGCAATGTACTCACCAGGATGGTCAATTGCAGCTTGTATAAAAGCATTAGCTTCTGCAGTATCTTCGATACCAAAAGCAATACTATCATCTATTTCTTTATCCAAAATTTCGCCACTAATGTACTTAATGATGTTAGACTTAGAGTCTTCCCAGGTACGCTTGGCTTCTGGTTTAAAAGCAAGCATAGACGGATTAATTACGGGTAGAAACTTTTTCTCTACACGCTTACCGGAATATTCTGTGACTGAGTTTATTTTGGTAAAGTACTTCAATGCTTCACTTCCAACGAGAATTACCCAGTCATAAAGACTAGGGTCAATATCAATATCACAATCTCGTTTTAGAACTTTCTTTATGGTAGGATTTGAACACAGTTGGAACTGGTCAAATTCAAAAGCATTGTCAAATTCTTTCTTGAAATTCGTTCTACTAGGTTTAGTTTCTACTAATGCAACTTTAGGCATATAATTTTTTCTCCAAACTTCTTACTTGGTTTTCATTCAATGCACCAGGGTCAGTACCTTTTAGGTGTACGTTTCTGGTTGTGAGACCAACTTTCTCGCATAGAATCTTTATTTCTTCTGCAGCTCTCTGCCCCGCATCGTCCCCGTCCATGAATATATCTACTTGCTCTACTCCTTGCATCTTTACAAGAGTTAGCTTAGCTTCATTGAGGTTCTGAGTGCCGAAACAACACACTGCGTTCCTTAATCCTTTATCATATAAGTTTAACACATCATAAACTCCCTCCACAAGTATTATTTTCCCTTCTCGTGCATTTACTTCAGGGTAAAGAGGTAGTCTAGCTCCTGCTGGTACAAACTTATATTTTGGGTCTCCATTCGACGTATGTCTGCCTTGAAATGCTACTATATTTCCAGATATATCTCGAATAGGAAACACAATTCTTCCTACAAAATCTTTTTCACTATTTTGGAAGGCTTCGAACTTTTTGTACGTTTCTGGTCTGATATTTCTCCAGTTACCTATGTAAGGTATAGAGTTTGAAGGAAAAGATAAGCCTACAGTTTCCGCACGCTTCTGTCTAATTTTTTTCTTTAAAAGGTCTCTGCGTATTCCTAGCTGACTTACCTTCTCTCCAAACCTATAAAAAATATTACCTTTGTAACCACACGCAAAACAATTAAATACACCAGTAATCTGGTCTATACGCATACTTGGATTTTTGTCATCATGCTCTGGGTTTAAGCACGGTACTACAAAATCCTGCCCTTTTGGGGTGAAGTTAATGGATTGTTTCGCTAGTAATTCTTGTACTGTCATCTAATACTGGCTCTATTCCTAATAATTTTCTTGCTTCGTCTCTTACTTCTTCTGTTACTGCATGACCAAATTGTTCAGGGTCAAGCAGACTTTCTATAAATTCTATTAAGTCTTCTAACATTACTACTTACCTATGTGTTTTATATCATTGTTAGATATTACTTGATAAGCTCCTTTGTTATATGCGGGAGCAACAGGGTATTGTTTAGATATTTCTTTCTTGAAAAATTCTACCTCTGCACCCTCAATCTTCTTGTTTGATACTACAGATTTGTACTCGGGCGTAGAGCGTCTATAAGGAGCTTCTGCTGGTACATACTCTTCAAACTTACGAGCTGTTTTTCGAGGGCGTGGAGGTAGCTTTTTTCTTCTACGAGACAAAGGTCGATAAGAACTACAAGTGTAAACCATCATAAAAATAATCTCCAGTTGTCAAAAATATAGTATATTATACCGAAAAACAACTGGAGAGTCAAGAACTATTTTTTATATATCATCAATCTCTTCATCAGATTTTAGCTCAGAGTCCTCTCTTTCTTTGGGAGAGAGTGCAGCCTCTGGGCCAATTCTTAAAGTCTCCCAGTCCATCTTTGAAGTAAAAGATTTCATGGAAGCAGACCGCATTTTTACACAATTGAAGGTGACACACGCATCTTCTTGCTCCCACGTTTCAAGGGCAAATGCAGCATCTGCCGCATCTAGAATACCTTTTGCAAAACGTGCTTCGCCTGTTGCGTCTGTCTGATAAGGAGAGAACACAGGTACTTCATATTCCTGTGCCATAGATTTGAGTGCCTTACTTACTTCAATCTGTTCTGTCCAATCATATTGACCGCCTTTAGAGGGAAGATTGGAACGCCTTACTTGATTTAGATAATCCACAATTACAATTCCAGGTTTAATTCGAGCTACTTGTTTGTCCAAAGTAGCACGAATTTTAGGGAGAGTTAGTCCAGCATCGTAGACTACATCTAACTGTTGAGTCGGGAGAAGCTCATGGTTAGATTTTAAACTCGTATGTAACTTGTCAAAGTCTCTGTGGTTATGGTACTCTTTCAGGCGTTCCGAGCCTTCGGTGTAGCGATTAGCCCACCAAGAAGCAACTTTCTCCCACTCTACAACACTTAGGTTTTTCATTTTCAGTCTAGAAAATGGTACACCCGTTGCCATTGAACAACAGCGTTGAAGAATAGACCTACTATCCATTTCAATAGTAAAATAAATAGCAGATTTGCCAGAAGCTATCATGTTATTCGCAAGGTTAGAACAAGTAATAGACTTGCCTGAACCCCGCTTCCCGCCTACAAGAATCAAGTCTCTCGGAGAGAACTGAATCTCGTGGTCATAATCGTAATTAAGACCAAGCGCAACATACTTCTGTAAGTCTTCTTCAGATTCCCACAATGGAATACTTTGCATACTCTCATCTGGGTCTTTAATATCTACTTTATCTTCAATATCAAGAACAATCTGATGAAGCTCATCAATAGATTCTTCCGCATCATTAAATGCTACAGAATTATCTACATAGGTTTCGAGAGATGTGAGAATCTCTTTCTGTGCGTACTCATTCTTCAAGTACTGAAGAAGGGAATACGGGTCAGCTTCTACGGATTCTCCGTTCTGTATAGCATAGATTTTCTCTTTTGCTACAGCATCACGGACAGCGTACTGAAGGTCATCAAATGTAGGCAAATGATGATTCTTCTCGTTGTGCTTGTCTATCACATCATAAATGATATGAAATTCTTTTGGCAGGTAATTTCTGCGCGTAAGACTCCAGGTATCAGAATCCCGACACTCAATGACCTGCTTTATAAAAGCACTAGCTAGATTCAATCACATTTCTCCCGAACGCTAAAAAACGAGTGCAGAGGGTTACTCTACACTCGCCTCGAAGTCTAACTTACTGTGCTGCTTTTTCTTTCTTGGCAGCACCATCATAATCTGACGCTGTCAGACCACGACGAGTTAGCATAGTTTTAACACCACGAACAGTCTTACCGATTTCAGTAGCAATTTCTTCTACTGTCATTTCAGTAATGTTCTCTACGCCTGCCAAAGGGTCTTCCTTAGTAGCAGACTTAGTTTCTTTCTGGCGAGGGATAGAAGCTATCGCACCAGAACGAAGCAGGGAGAGAGCCTTACCGCGTACAGAGGCTACACTGCGATTCATGGCTTCAGCAATTTCTTCAACGAAAGAGCCGTTATTAACCATATCTACAAATGCAACTTCCTCATCATCTGAGTAAGTCTTTACAGACTCTTTGACGGGGGCTGGCTTGATGTGACCAGTCAGTTCAAGGGAAAGTACTTTACCCTGAATCTGCTTAGCAGTAAACTGACCGCCTTCAAAAAGCTCAGCAATCTGCGCGTAAGTGTAGTTACCGCTATTGTCGGTAACAAAAGTAGCAAGGGTATCAGCCTGTGAGTCGCTGAATGCTTTGCTATTAGAAGCAGAGGCAAGCTCTACATCAAAGCCCATCTTACGCAGTTTGCTAGAAACTGAACGAGATGAGGTTTCCAGGGTTTCTGCAGCTTCAACTACAGTAGCCTGAGATACAGGAGACTCGTCTCCTACGAAATTAGTAAGCGCGGCAACACGCTCTTCTGTCCACTTTGGAACTGCCATATTAATTCTCCAATAAAAATTGTTGTAAGTTATCAACTATTGTTATGCCAGATTCTCTGGCTTTTTTTGTTTTTAATGATTCTATACCGCTTTCATTCACTAGAATCGTTACATCCTTTGTAATGCTACTCTTTATACTGTAGCCTAAAGCCTCAAGATCCTTGTGCGCATCTGTTTTTGTTTTATAACTCTTTAACTTACCAGAGATGCAGACAGTTCCTTTGGTTGCTTTTTGTACTACTTTAGTAAACTTCCAGTTAAAAGGTAATCCCGCGTAGTAAGGGTACTCATGTACCACCCACTCTACAAGATTCTGAGTAGCTTTTTCTCCTAGTCCTGCAATTTCACACGTAGTGTGATTTATATGTTCCACATTAGTTACTGCTTGTGAAATCTTTGCAGAGGCAGTTTTTCCAATTAAAGGAATACTGAAAGCTGGAAGTAGGTCATTCAGAGTCGCAGACTTAGATTTTTCAATCTCGTCATACAGTTTTACTCCAAGTTTTTCAGAGGAAAGCAATTCACAAATAGTATCACAATCTAAAGTGTATAGCTCATTAATATCAGTAATACCTAGTTTACTGATAGTAGCTTCGCCTAGACCTTTGATTTTGAGTGTATTTGCAAAGTGCTGAATCTTTTTTGCAGATTGTGCTTCACAAGAAGGACTCCTACAATAAAGTAAATAGTTCACAACTTCAAGCATACTGTCACAAGAAGGACAGTGTGTTGGTGCTTGGATTTGTGTCATTTATATCTTCCTCTAATTTTGAAAGTATATTATACGGGACTATAAGATAAAAGTCAAGAGTTATTTTTTTAAAGCTCAAAAACTTTTTCAATCAACTCGTCTTACTACTCTTGGTATAATCTCCCCTGAGCGTATAACTTCTACTTGACAACCGATTTCAAGTTTCATCATTTCTATAAACTTTATGTTGTGCAGGGTGACTCTACTAACAGTAGCGTCCTCAATAGTAATTGGTTCCAAGATTCCTACAGGACTTACGACACCGCTTTTGCCAACCTGCCAGACTACATCATTGAGAGTTGTAACTACGCCATCTTTTTGTTCTTTTAAGGCGAACGCTCCTTTAGGATGATGTGCTGTCTTACCTGCCTGTAGAAACCTTGGATAGTCATTTATGCGATAAACTTTTCCATCTTTAGGAAATTTATCTGCATTGTCTGTTAGTACAGTTCTGAACCCCTGCTGAAACAGGTAGTTCATCTGAGAACTCCAAAGAGCTGTATTATTAGGAACCATGTCATACGCAAAGAAAGTTAGTTCTCTTTGTATAAAGTCGGATATAGACTTTAAGTTAAGCGCACCCGCTGCATAGTTTCTTGCATTAGGAATTGAACTAGGTGCTACAACTTCTCCAGTAATCTGTACTGTATTCTTATCACTTATTTCATTTGGTACTAAAAATCTTACTTTATCAGTTATCAACTGTCCGCGTATGCCATCACCTCTAGTGAGAGCCGCTTTTAGTTTTCCGCCACTATAAATCAGAGAGATAGCAGCTCCGTCTAGTTTATCAGTGACTACACAGTTATCTAGAAATGCTTTCTCTACCTCATCTATATCGAATACCTTTCGTAATGAATACATTTGATGTAGATGAGGGCAGCCGGACTTCTGTGAGTGACCTACACTTTCATAGTTAGCACTAAGTGCTAGGGCATCAAACTCCTTATCACTAATGACGGGAGTGCCTCTATAGTACATTTCACTATAATAATCTAGAATTTCCATGCGTAAAGTTTCTCCTATAATTTATAGATATTATAGGCTATTTTACCTAAATTGTCAAGAATTATTTGTAGATATTCTGAATTAAATCTTTGAAGTGTTCCTCAATAATCTCTTTACTTTCAGCCAAGGAAAGTATCTCTACTAATCCTATAAACAGCTCTCTTGAGTTATTAAAGTCAATTCTCATAGAAATACCTTCAGTACTAGGCTTCCATTCTTCTTCAAAGTCTAAATAATACTTTCGTAGGCTTAGATACTCTACTCCTCGAAAGGTTGATATTGTGAGACGTACCTGGTTTCCTCTGTCTCCATCATCATGTATGATTCTTTCATACACTTCTGGGGCTTCATGTAATTCCATAATTTATCTCCCATTCTTTAAAATGGCGGATAAAGGAACTACACTGGTGACACTCTGAGGTTTCAGTAGTCGATATGAATCCGTATCCCAGCAAAAGAAAAGTAAAGTCTCTGAAGTTTCCTTCGCTCGGCTTTTCTTATTTTGAATATACGGAGTAGTAAAGTCAAGAGTACAAACATTATACTTCAACTTGTTTGAGTTTTCACTTCTATAGGTAATAACTGCGTCCCCATAGTCAGTAACTAACCCTTTTAGTTCTTCTTTCTTCACGGTTTCTCCTTGAATTGCAGGTTGGCAAACTTTTTTACCGTTACTGTCTATCAAGGTTAAATAAGTGAATGTAGAAAAACACTAGGAAGCCGAAACTTCCTAGTGTTTTAGGGGAGGTACTAAATCAAGTATTTACTGCAGTTATAACTTTAGTAAAGTAGACAGCAGCTTTGCCAGTAAGTTTACTAACAATGTCTTCGTCTACTTCTTGACCTGCATCGGTGAGAGCAGATACAAGACTTTCGCAAGCAGCAGCTTTAGAGACTCTAGAGCCTCCTGCACTACTACCGGCTGATTTAGTTGCTGCTGTTTTCTTAACGTAAACACCAGCTTTGGTAAGAATCATCCGAACGCCGTTAGGGCTTTCTTCGTATTCTTCGGCAATAGCTTTCACTATTTCCATTGAAGTTTCAGGGGTAGGGTCTGAATCTTCGTATGCAGCGACTACAGCCGCTTTTTTGTCGTCATCCCAAGCCACGATATTATCCTCCTATCGCTTAGTTATAAAAATATATTATATGCCAATTTTAACATGAAAGTCAAGAACTATTTTTTACATCCTAGATAAATCAATGTTATATTTTTCCAAGTGAGTCAGCTTTCCTAAATCATAAGCCAAAGAATTTGCATAGAATCCACCACTTCCCACACCTGGAAAGAAAGAGTCGGATGAATCTACTTCTTCTAGAACATAGATACTGTAACATTTAGAGCTATACTTCTTTTCATAGTCTGTACTTCCAAGCCCTGGCTTTGAATCACAATACTCTTTACTATATTCTTTTACTACTTTTACTGCACTATGATACTGTGCGCTCCATGCAATCTCACCTTCCGCAAAAGAGTCAGCTACGCACTCTTCTGGAAGGTAATCACAACTACGTTTATCTTCTGCAGATACTACTCGTTGTGGTACTCCAATTTTTTCTATGAGACTTGTTACAAATGCTGGGCTTCTGTACAACCCCGCTGCAATAGCTTGAATACTATCTCCACGCAGATAGCGAGTTACTGCTTCCTGTATCTCATGATTCTGTGCTGGTTTGCCACGATTCTGTTGTCTTCGCAGCTTTTGATGTGCTACACGCTCTTTGTGTTCCTCAATAATACTATCAAGTCTTTTAGTATTATACGAGATATTTAGAATAGCACAGGCTTCTTTTTTAGTTATTGGTGAGCCACCGCTCTCTGGGTTCAGTAATTTTATAACTTTCTGTATGTTCGACGCTGTCAGGTTCTCGTAGTCTCTTTTCTTGACGCCTCTCTTCATTTTTAATTTTGTCCTCTAATATAAATAGTAAACAACAAACTGCGTGTGCTTCGTGTGGCATTCCTGTTTCTGGGTCTAACTTCTCTCCTGACATAAGTGCAAGTATATGTCTAAGAGCTGCGCCAGTATACCTACTTTCTAGGTTCTCTAGCTTTTCCCAATTATTCTCTGAATACTTCTCCGCTCCAAACCCTAATACTGAAGCAACTTCTAGTAATGCTCTAGGTGGCAGTAACTCCGCCCGTGGTTTCTTCGAATCGAACTTCTTTCCACTTGAGGTCTTCAAGCTCACGTCTTAGCTCCCCTATAGTTTTTTCTAACTCTACCATGTCTTTCTGTCTTTGCTCTAACTTGCAGTATGCTTCATATAACTGCTTGTTCATCTGTGCAATCATCCATTTATCTTCTAGTGACATTATTCATCCTCACTAAAATTACAATACCAAGGACCTGAGCCAGGTGCTTGGTACCACCATATTTCTTCTGATAAATTAGGGCATCTTACTGGAAGACTATAACCATCTCCTTCCATAATCTCCCCACAATCTCTACACTCCATTATGCTTTCCTCGTTATTCTAGTATCATAGTCTGCAATCTCTTCGTCCCACCACTCTGGTTTTGGTCTGTGCGACCAGACGGCAAAGGTTGCTTTGTCTAAGTGATAATAGTCTCGATAAGCTTGAATTGGATCCTCATCATTTTTTAGAATATCTGGCATAGCTTGGGCAAAGGGAGTCAAGCCTACTGCTTCCATTTGAGTAGGGTCAGGTAGTTTATTTACTACTTCTGCAATAGATTTGTGTTGTTTGCCGTAGCGATAGTAATACTCATCATTCAAAGCATTGCCGTAACAATGCGTCCATTCAAAGTTATCTAAAGATGACCTTGCCCAGATTGTGCAAGGATGATTATACATCATAGGTAAGTACGGAGTCAAGGGTCTTTCCTCCGGCTTAAGATGTTTAATTTCTTTTTTTAAGTCATTAAGTTTATCACTCTCAGGTTTAGTCAGAGCGCGAGGTATAAAACCAAGATGCACATCTACCCAGATAGCTGTACAGAGTATTTGTGCTACTTCTAGTGGCATCTTTACTATGTGTTTGTCCACATGGTACTCTGCGCACTTGTCTATGTTTTTGTCCAGAACAAAAATGTTCACGCTTGTTAATCCTGTTTAAATAATTTAGTCTAAGTTGCCTTCTTTTTCTTTCACAAACACTCATTACTCAATCTCGTACAACATATTGAGTTTATCCTCATACTCAGCCATATGACCAAGCTCTTGACATAACGTCTCGATAATATCAGGATGTTCTGCAACACCAACACGCTTTTCTAAAAGAATGGAGGCATTTAATTTATGTTTGTCAATCATACCTTTGAGGTACGACTCAGTAGCATTTAAAATTTTTTCTTTCATAGCTTTCTCCTATTTATTTTTGATATTATACGGAAAAATAGATATTTTGTCAAGACTTATTTTCCAGTTCAACAAGTCTCTCCTCTAGATTTTTTATCTTTTCTGCTAGTTTGGGATAATGCTTTGACCACTTTTCTTCCTTCTTTGCTACTTCAATATCATACTTATAGGAAAGGTACTCCATAAAGGCATCTAGTTTCTTTTGAAACCAGATACCCATACGAGTAGTTGAAAACCATTTGCCAAAACTGGAACCGATGGCTCCAGTAATGCAGGCTCTTACAATCAGTATAGCCCAGAATGTCATCGTGGTCTCACTGAAGAATACCCAAACATACGAACTGCTGCATAGCAAGCCCATATCTTCCAGGATGCAATCTTAGGTTCTGTAAGTCTCATGGCGTCAAGAAAAACTTTGTCAGCAGCTTTCTTCATCTTGCGCACATTTATCTCTGCCTGGGTTGCCTCTCTGATAGCTTTATAGAGTAGGTCATGCACTACTGCTGCCCTAGCTACATCAAATGGGGCGATGAAAGCCCAGCCTGCTCTTGGCACGGATGCCAGGTCAGTCTCAAACCCCGCTGCGACTGTGATAACTCCATCATCAGTCAAAGGTACACCAATTATTTGTAGTGCCTTTCTTTCTTCTTCCGTTAGAATATCAGTATCATACTTCAACTCTAAATCTAGTTTCCACTTACGTGGTGGATGGTAGGTGGTACTTAAAAGCCCATTGAACCTGCTCATATATTATGCCCATTCGCTAACCCCTTCTATATTTTCAAGGCGCTTCATGAGTCTTTCAGCACGGTTTGTTACCTGCCGATGCCACAGACTGTCACGCCCTTCTTTAGAGGCTTCTTGCCAGTCTCTACGAGATATGGCGGCATTAAACTTTTTAAACTTAGTAAGACGAGGTCTTCCTAGGTTGAACATCATATTTACGAGTATTTCCTGTACTTCTCCTGGTAGTTCTTCCCAGTTGTCATACAATATTATGCACTCTGAAATAGCTAAATCCAAGTCGCCTTCAAAGCACAATTTTACTCGCTCTTCACTTACTTTTGTTCCTATCTCCATACCATCTTCTGGGTCAGAGTCTAGAATTAGATGCCCCACTCCAAATGTGGGCAATCCCAAGTGGTCTTCGTATATTTCATACTTGACCCCTTCATCAATTTTTAATGTTTCGTATACATTTTGTCTATTCATTTTCTTCCTCACTATAATAGTTTTCATACGCAAGAATAATTGCTTGCTGTTGCTGAATATAAGCACGAATGGAACTAATATTGAGTCCTAGATTGGAATATCCTTCGTCAGTAAGTGCGAAAAACACTACTGGTCGTCCCTCAAGTTTCTTTACTTGTTCTTCAAAATTCTCTGGTGTAATTAGTAGCCATGTTACTGGTAGGCTACGAAGTTCATCTGCTTTTGGCAGAGTAAGTGTAGGTTTTTCTACTGGTGCACTAATCACCTCTACACGTTGAGGCATAGTCGCACAACTACTGAGTAGGGTACAGCCAAGGACACTCGCTATTAAAACTTTGTGCACTTTTTGCCTCCTTTTCACTGTCTGTAAGCTCTGCACCACTTAGAAGTTCAAAACACCGAAGTGCCTTTTTTGATGCAGTATTTACTATTCTTTGTACTGAGTCTGGTCTTGCAGAGCCAAGTACTGCGATATCATGCTCTGCGAGTTTGTTTGCAAGAACATTGTTTTGATTGCGAATGAGTCGAAATTCGTCATTCACACGAGTTAATTCTTCACTGGCTCTTGCATAATCTGCTTGTATGCTTTCCAGTGCTTGTGTTTGAGTTTGTATTGCAACTTCTAACTTTGCATTGTTTTCTGTCAGAACAGCAATACGGGCTTGACTGTCGTTGTAGTACCAGTATCCGCCAGCTCCCATGAGAGCGATAACTATTAGTAAATATTGCATAAAATTTTATAAAAGGGGGTCGAGTTGCCCCGACCCCGCTACCACTTAAATCATATACATAATGAAAAAAGGGATGATTACGACTGCTGCACTCTGACCGACTGCATACAGAGTTTCTTTCACTTCAATGCTCATTTTTGACTTCTCCTAAGAAATAGATATAGTTACGGGACGCTCTTCCTCTGGAAGTTCTTCCTCCAGATTAATGCAAAGTAGACCCCTGTCCATATACGCTTTTGATAGTTTAATAAATTCACCTACTTTAAAATTGCGTGTAAAACATTTACCACTCAATCCTTTATAGATGTACGTTTCGTCAGGATTTTCTACTTGCTTTCGCGTTCCTTTTACGCTAAGTACACTTTTGTGTAGTGAGATTTCAATATCCGATTTATCCCATCCTGGGATTGCAAGTTCTACTCTGTAGCCCTCACCAACTTTTACTACGTTATATCTCGGATAACCTCCATCTACTGTACTTGCGAAGAAGTCATTCTCTAAGCGGTCAAACCCTAGAAAAAATTTCGGCAGGTCTGCCATTGACAATCTTTGATTTGTCATTGTATATCTCCTATTTTTCTGCATCCACAACGGTATGCATCATGAAGTCCTTTCGGCACTTCGTTAATATTACAAACGTGCCAAAACCTCCACGAATGAAGGCTTTGGCTGAGCAGTTGGGTAACAAGGTTCGCTCTGACCCCGCTTTAGCTTATGCAGCTAAAGAAAATACCTCATCATTGGCATTTATAAGTTTTGTTGCGTTTACAGTAGCTTCCGCACTGATTCTCCGTAAGCCTATTCTCTCGATAGTCGAATCCTAATCACCCCCAATAATAAGGACACTCTCTATAACTAGCTTGTGCACGGCTAGTCAGAGGAGGCAGCACGTTCTGCAGTTGTGTCCAGCTTATCAGCGAGAGCACCCTTATTGGTGGAGGCGGCGGGACTTGAACCCGCGTCCTACCTT